CCGCACGCAATCTATGCGCAAAGGCAGGCCACGATTGCGGCCCCAGCTTTGGATTCTTGTCTGCCTTGCGCGCCATCTTAAGATCGAGACCGCGCACTATGCGCTCTGCGCTTTCCCGCATGAATCTTGGCGTGCCTTGCCGTCTCCAATCTTCCGGCCAGCAATTCCAATGGAGTCGGCAATCTTCCACTAATTGCGTGACGTTATCGCATATGCCCTCATACACATGGGCATCCCGCACGATAGAAGTATGCAGGGCGTGTCCTGCCGCTTCATGCCAGCGAATGATAGGTTCCTTCGGAGTCTCAATCTTGCGCACCTTATCTGACAACGGCTCTAACCAAGTCTTGCCGCCATCATAAGCACTGTCCAATTCTACGTGCTCGCGCGCGCCGCTTATGCTGGCCAGGATGCTTTGATGTTTGCGAGTCTTCATTATTTCAGTCTCCTATCTGGAACATGTAACGGGGCGGCTTGATTGCCGCCCCGCATTTGTTGTTACTCTGACAACGCTATCGCTAAATCATTGGCCTGCTGGCCACGAAGCCCAAGAGCGCGCGGCAAGCAATCGGGCGGGACTCCCGCCTCATGCAAAGATGCACAAGCAAGTAGGAGTCCCGTCCCCATAGGCCGCTGCCATTTGCGGTAGCGCTCTGCACGCGACTCGGCGTTGCGAACGGCCAGCTTGCCGAAGCGGCCTAAGCTCGCGACAAGGCCTTCCGAGAGAGTATCAGCAACGAACCATGCTTGCAGCCTCTCGTAGATAGGTTCCGCAAGCTGGTCTGGGCATTCCAAGTTAGTAGTTGCGAACACCGTAAAGCCCTTCTTTGCGCGAACGTGTTCACCGTTCGCAAGAATGATGCCGGAAGGCTTATCAAGCACCGCATGCAACACTGGCCGCACTTCTGGCGAGTGCAAGTCAATTTCGTCTAGCACAAGAGTCCCACCTTCCAGCATCATTCTTGTTCCCGGCCCATGGCACCATGCTGCCATAGATTTTCCCTGCCCTACTGCGCGGGGATCAAAGCCCCCGCACAAGTCATCAATTTGCATTCCCTCGTGGCAGGGAACACGTTCGCACAATTCAAACATCTTGGTAGGCCAAGTAGACTTTCCGGAACGGCTGATGCCAGCAATTCCGACACGATCAATCGGCCCTCCCATGGGACCAAGCAACTTGACGTTGGCGAGAAGCGTGAGAGTCTCACTCCACGAACGATCCGACTGTAGAAAAGCATATTTGTTGGACATGATGTTTACCTTATGAGACCGCCAAGCGGAATGCATGGCGGAGTCGTTCACGACCATGCCCAGAATGTAGCACCGCTATACCACAAGGTATATCTGTATTTATAGCATATCCCCGCTATTCTGCCCCTAGGGGTTTTATGTGATTGACAAGGGTTTACCCCTAGGGGTGGGGGTTCTTGATTTGGTCCTAATCGTGCTTATATATATTGTGAAATCAGATACCGCCCGGTACCTGGTTTCGGGCTTTCCCTACACGTTTCATTATTGAACATTTGGGTATTCCGCACAGCTCGGAAAATCCCAAAAAGTTTCAAAAATGAAATTGTGGCAAAAGAACAAATCGTGAACTTGGGAATTTGAGACCCAGGGGGAGGCCCGGGATTTTTCCCGGCTCCCTTAGCCTCGGAATCCAATTTTTCCGGCTACCAGACGAATCCGGTTTCCGGGACCACTTTCTCTTTCCGGCCACCAGCAGCCTCTCCCCGATTTCGTTCCTCTATGTGAACAATATACAGAATATATATGTAAAATAATCCCTATGTAGATACCTCCTAAATACTATCCCCTAGGGCATCTTAGGTATAGACATTTATGTAATAGGGCCTTAAGTGGTGGTTAAGGCGACGATGAAAGGAGATGCCAAATGGCCAGATGGAAGGTTGAGCTGATCCACAAAATCCCGGCGTGGGCCGAGATCGAGGTGGAGGCCGAGAGCGAGCATGAAGCAGAGGAAGCCGCTCTACGGGACGCCAAGAGAGCAACTCGGGAATTGTTTGATTGCGATTGGGACAATGCCGATCCGCTCGATATGGAAATAAATTGCCGACCGGAACTTATCGAGGAGATGCCAAATGACCGTTAACTATCCCGGGCGCATCAAATCGCCCAAGTTCCAGAAGCGTCACTACGAGGCCATGGCCGACCAAATCAAGAAGTCATTCGCAAACGGCCTGCCCAGCGACGAACACCGGTTACTCTTCAACACCTGCAAAATAATTGTGGCCGAGCTGTTCGAGTCCGACAATCCCAAATTCGACCGAGGTAAGTTCGAAGAACGCTGTGAACCATGAGGAGATGCCAAAATGAAACTGCTAGGTATTGAGGTACGAGATGCCGACGCTCCTGTTATGCTCCGTATACGAGCTGCCGATACGAAAACGGGGACAAAGGACCCCAACAACTGCGCAGCGGCAAAAGCGGCGAAACGCCTTCCGGGAGTTAGCGAAGCTCGCATCTACCGCTCGCGAGCATACCTCCTCCACAAAAGCCCAGAAGGTAAATTCTGGAAGAGATACATCACCCCGGCGTCGATCCGGAACGAAATAATCTCGTTTGACCGAGGCTCCTATTTTGATCCGGGGGAATACACCCTCCTACCTTTGCCCACCTCGCAAAAGCTGGGGATGGTTCGTACCCATCACCATACCGGCAAGGGCAGCAAGTCTCACCGCTCCGTACCGCATGTGGTCTCGGGTATCAGAGCGCGGGGTCCAAGCGGGACAGCCAAATAGGGAGATGCCAAGTGACCGAGAAGATGATGCTAATGATTGCCAAGATTCCTTGGCAGACCGTAGGGACGATCATTGAGGTGCTGGAGGATTGCGTATCCGAGGTCAGGCTCTATGAGATCGGCCCGGATGGGCGGCCCTACGGCCGGAACAAGGAGCGGGAGGAGCAATCTTCCCTGCCCTTGGAGGTGCGCAAGCGAAAGTCGCGGACCTACGGTGGGCAAGTGACCAAGCCCATCGACCCGGAATGGTCGCTGCGGGTTTGGCCCAAGCTCAAGCCGGTGTTCGAAAAGGCCAACGGCAACCCGGTCAAAAATACCTGCGGGGAGCTGAAGGCCGTAATGAAGGAGATCGGACGTAACCCGTCCGGGCTCTCGGCCATCTTCACCGGGCTGGTGCGGGCAGGCGTGGTAATCCGCATGAACCGTGGATGGTACCGGCTTGCGGATGGCGACCGAGGAAGTTAATTATACCGTCCTCTTGACTGGACATGACCTTTCCCGGAGGAGTTATGCTCCTCCGGTTTTTTATTGGGTGGCCCCATGTGCAGTGATGACGACGACAGTACGTCCACAGACGACGACGACTCCAGTGGCCCGAACGCTACCGGAGTGGATGGGCACGATCCCAGCGCTTCCGATACGGACGACGGCGTAGGGGCCGATAACTCCTCCAACACCGACAGCGGCGGCAGTGAGAGCGGCCCCAACGCCCAGAGTGACGGCGGCGGCAGCGATACGGATGGCCTTGCGGATGCCACCACCGACACCGTAACCGGATACAACGATGACAGCGGCACCGGTCCTGCACCCGGTGATCCTGCGGCAGGTGACGATGGGCCGGGGACTTTAGGCGGTCCCTCGGGTCCGGACGCGGGCGGAGATCAGGCGGCGGCCGATCAGGAGGCTGCGGCACGGGACGCTGCTGTAGGCGCGCCTGCCGGTTCTGGGCCGGGCGAGGGTGCGGGTCAGGCACCTTCCGACCAAACTGCCCCCGGGCCGAGCTTGGGGGACATCATTGGGGGTTTGTTCAGCACACCAGCCGAGGCCCAGACGACGACGAGAACAATTTCGGTGCCTCCCGGCACGGATGTTCCCCCTGGTGTCTATAATCCCGGCACAAACCCTTTCGCGGCCGATCTCGCAGCGGAACAAGCCGCCATTCCAGCTTCCGGCTTCAGCCCAGAGGCAATCACCGACCTTGACCCTACACTGGGGAATCTGGCGAATGCTATGTTGGGGCAGGGGCCGGGGTCTGGAGCGCCAGCAGCTCCCGCGACAGCAGATCAATCTCAAGCCCAATCATTTGGTATTTCGCCTGACCAAATGGCAGCGGCGGAACAAGCATTAGAAAAAGGCCTGCAGGACAGCAGCACAAACTTCCCTCCGGGAGCTATACCAGGGGGGCAGCCTACTGGTGGCTTTGGTCAGCCCGTAGCCTCTCCGATAGACACCAACGTGCCACTTCCCACAGCCCGTCCGGGAGATCTGACGCCCAGCGTGCCAACGCCTACAGCCAGACCCTCAAACCTTGATTCATTGGGCATACCCACTCCCACCGCTCGTCCTACTGATCTCACGTCTTCACTTTCCGCCAGACCGGGAGGGCAGCCAGCGGTTACGGCCGAGATTGGCAGCAGTCCGTTTTCTCAGATGGTTACAGGAGCGTTCAATTCCGTGTTCAGCCCTAGCGGTCCTGGAGGACAGCCCGCCCCTGCGCCAACCCCCTCACTCGGCCCTGGCTCTACCTCTGGCCCGGCCGCAATAGGTGGCGGCACCTCACTCCCCAGCCTTGCGCAATTCCTTTCACAGTTTATGGGAAAAGGTCCGGGGCAATGAAGCGGGCGTGCGAGATTTGCGATTACTGGGATGCTAGGGTTCACGCTGCCAAAGACGCCGGTACCGGTTTTTGCAGACGAGACCCTCCCAAAGTTATGTCAACAAAGGTGCATATTGCTCAAACGGTATGGCCCGCAACTGAGCCTTTAGAGTGGTGCGGTGAGTTCGAGCCCAGGCTTGAGGAAGAATGACCACTATCCGTCAGGGCATCTACGAGCTTCTCCAGAGTGTCGAGATCGACACCAAGGAGGAAGGACGTTGTCATGTCGATCCCTGGCTCTCACAGAGGCTGGTAATAGATGCCGTCGCTAAGGGATTGTCTGAAGGAGTACACGAGTTCGTCGTTCTTAAATGCCGACAGGTGGCTATCACGACGGTATGCTCCGTTATTGAATTATTTTGGGCACTTGCGAACCCGGGTGTCCAGGGAGCCATTATCGCGGACAGAACGGACAATCTTGAGAGGCTACGCCGGATTTTCGCGGCCCTTCTTGAAACACTGCCGCCCGAATGGCGATCTCCGGAACATCGCTTGGTTCAGAATAATCGCAACGGTATGGCTTTTGCAAATCGCAGCGTCATCGACCTATTGGCTGCTGGTTCTAACCCGGACCTTGGAGCTTCGCGCGCGCTCACTATGGCGCACATGACGGAATGCGCTCAGTGGAAGTCGCTTGCCGGCGTGGAGAGCTTGCGGGCGGCCCTGGCCCGTATCAACCCTAACCGACTTTTCATGTGGGAGAGTATCGCCAATGGATTCAATTGGTATTATAAGTTTTGCGAACAGGCGAAGTTGGACCGCCATATGCGATTCATATTTGTTGGATTTTGGGCTAATCCTACTTATTCTATTCCAAGAGACGATCCAGACTATGGCATCTATTGGGATGGCCATCTCACCGACGAAGAGGTTATCAACGCCCGTCTGGTGAAGAACCAGTACAACTATGTCGTCAAGCCGGAACAGATTGCGTGGTGGCGCAGGGAGAGCGAGTTCAAGGCAGAGGAGTACATGCTCCGCCACTTCCCGTGGCACGAGAAACAATGCTTTATCGCTAGCGGAAGTCATTTTTTCCCCGCAGCGCGCACTATGGAAATATCGGACGCGCTCCGGGAAACTCGTATGCCGTACAAAGCCTATGAGTACACGTTCGACGAAAAGTTCATCTCCAGCAGAATAGAGCAGACCAAGGATGTCGAAAAAGCCAACCTCAGAGTCTGGGAGCCGCCAGAGCCAAACGGAATATACGTCATTGGAGCCGACCCCTCCGGAGGAGGTGGCGGAGAAAGCGATGACCATGCCGTCGAGGTCTTCCGATGTTACGCAGACCGACTCGTCCAGGTCGCAGAGTTTCAGAGTAATCGTCCGCTTACCTACCAGTTGGCTTGGGTCCTCGCCCACCTCGCCGGGGCCTACCGAGATCATATCGCAAATCTTGAGGTCACGGGGATTGGAAGTGCTGTCTTGCCAGAGACAAGAAATCTCCGACAACTCGCAGAGCGCGGAATGCTCCAGGGAGAGCCCGGATCAGACAAAATCCTAGATATCATCGGACAGGTAAGGTGGTTCCTCTATAAGCGTGCCGACACCATGGGCGGTGCCGGTAACGTCATTTCGTGGAAGACTAACCACGATAACAAGCGCCAGATATATTCGGAGCTGCGCGACAGCTTGATGTTGCGGCGCATTGAGGTCAGGTCCGTGCGTCTGGTGGAGCAGATGCAGGCAATCGTCGAGGACGAGGCCGGGTGGCTGGGCGCGGGCGAGGATACGGGAGAGTCGGACGATCTGGTCTCGGCCATGGTTCTGGCCCATCATACCTGGGTGGAGTGGCGCAGGCCCATGCTGGTAGCTCGCGGCTACACCTGGGAATCCATAAACGAAGACACGCCACCGCATAACCCGGGAACAATTCTGAGCTGGGCTTTCAGCCAGCACATGCGCAAGGTTAATTTGAAGGCAAGAGAACGGCGAGAGAAGTTCTGATGGGCGCGACCCGACAGTTAGATAATTTCCTGCCGCAGCCTTTATTCCAGAAGCTCCTTGCTTCCGCCAAGGAGGTCCGGTGGAAATGGGGCGCTAAATCCAACAGTGAGACGGATGAGCACGGCCACTGGAGCCTGAAGCCATTCTACGACGCCAAGCACAATCTGGCGGAACTGGCTAACCTGAATTACAACCACCCGTTGATGGAAGCCTGGAAGTTCATTGTCGATAAACACCTCCCCAGCTTTAAGCTCATCCGCTGCTATTGGAACGGCTATACCTACGGGACGGATGGATACTTTCACACCGACGCCAGAGAGCCAGGACAGATAACCGGGCTGATATTTGTCGTTCCTGAGTGGGAAGACGATTGGGCTGGAGAAACCGTGGTCAAGCCCAATGAGTGCTGCATTCCGGCTCCTAACCGAGCATTCTTTTTTCCCTCGCACTTTCCGCATGTTGGGCGCGCAGTATCTCGCAAGTGCTTGGGGCTGCGAACGGTAGCCGTGCTCAAGGCCAGAGCCGCATATTCTGCGGAAGCGGAAGCTCTATCCAGTTGGCTGGTCTCACGCGGCTCTCTACAATTCAAGCACGGCAACGGATCACTGCATGACCACTTGCTGCGCTGTTACCTTGCCTGTGAGAAGAAATTATTGCCCCGGGAGGTGTGTCGGGCGGCCGGGCTGCACAGCATATACGGTACTAATGCATTTCGCCATAAGCTATTCGAACCCACCAGTCAAACTCGCACGATGATCCGTAATGTGTGGGGCCGTTATTGTGAGAATCTGATAATGTCCTTCGCCAACATGGATCGTCCAAAGGTGCTCGATAAAGATTTTACCAATAATCCTACGGGGCTGCATCTGCAGCTCGTAGAGGCGGCAAACCTGGAAGATCAAGGTTCACTGGAAAAGTGGCCCAACATCAAGAAGGCATGGGAAAATGCCAATTGTAAGGACGTTCATCTGCCCGCAGTGCAACCACAGCCTCAGACAGACCCTAAGATTGGATCAGTGGGAGGAACCACCTCCACCCTGTCCCCGCTGTCAAGAGACTGGACTGCAGCAGGACTTTAAGCCGTTCTCCATTGGCGGCTCAAATCAATCCAGGGCGGTAGCCTTGGCCGAAGATATTGCGGCCAAGGACTACAACGTGGCCGACATGCAGCCAGACAACCGGGAAGGCGGCCGCACCAAGGTCCGCTACAAGGACCAGTCCCCCGCCGGTAAGGGCCAGTGGATGGCTCCCAACATGGAGATCATGGAAGGGGCTGCCGCCCTTGGCCGGGCCACCCGCATGCAGCATGGCAGCGGTCTGGATGTCATCAAACAGATGCCCGACTATATCGGCAATTCCCGCCGCATTTCCCGCAGCATGGTGAAGTGATGTTGCGGATACCTAGCCAGAGAATAGAGTTCGAGGAGTGGTGCCGCGAGCTTGTGGACGAGTGCATGGCCACCTCGGAAGAGCGAGCAATGGTCTACACCCGGGCACTTCAGTATTACTACAACGGCTCATACGACAGTCGGGCCGCTATCTACAACAAATGTAAGCCATTCATAGACAAGCTCAGTGGGTTCCTCATGCAACCCACCGATGTCAGGTTCAATGTCGTTTATGACTCCACTGAGCCAAAAGATGTGCTCAACCGTGCCCAGGTGGTGTCGGAGAAGCTCACTGCAGACTTTAAGCAGACGGACTCGGATGTCCAATTCGCGGAGGGAGTAACATGGGCGCTCATTAACGGCTGCCAGATTATGAAACATTACCCACATGAGGAGGGTTTCAGAATCGTGCCGATCCACCCGCAGAATTTTGGGGTGCTTTCGGAAACTACGCTGTCCCTGGAGGAGCAGGAGTGCGTGGTTCACGTTTCGTTTCCAACAATCAGCCAGCTTCGCGACATGCTGGACGAGGGGGACTTTCCCAATCCGGGAGACATAATGGCGGAGGTGCTCCAGGCCCGGGCGGGCGACAGAGACACCGAGGAGCCGACATATTTTCATCAGATCGTGATAGGCGGCATGCAACCGCTTGGCAACGTCAACGAGCCCCCGTCTGCTGCGGGTATCGTGAGCGTCTTCCCTACGCCTACGCCCTGGCGCGCCCAGCGCAAGATGAGCCAGACGGTGAAGTTCTGCGAGCTGTGGGTAAAGGATGCCGACCGGCATGACTGGACCACCATCCAGCTCGTATACCCCAATATCATCATCGAGGGGTTCAATACCCGTCGAAATCTAAGCAAAATACCCGGACACTGCCCGTTTGTTAAAATCCAGGCACAGCCCACGCCCGGCTACTTCTGGGGGCGCAGCCTCCTTGCCGACGTGCAGATGCTGCAGGAGCTTCTCAACAAACGGCTGCGCGATCTGAAAATCATGTGGGACCGCAACACCAACGCTCCACAGGTGTTCAGCGGTTTTACTTCGGTCACAGAGGAGCAATACTACAAGATCATTTCCGAAGGAGGCTTCGTAAATGACCCCAATCCGAACGCCAAGGCCCAGAAGCTCGTTGAGCCTCCGCCACCAGGGTATCTTGAGGAACTTGAATTCATCTGGCAGATGTTTGACGAAGCCTCCGGGTTCAGTCCTGTCATGTCAGGACAGGGAGAGCCCGGTGTCCGCGCAGGAGTACACGCGCAGACTCTCGTTCGCACGTCGTCTCCTAGACTCATTGACCAAGCGGCTAGGATTGAGAGGCAGCTAGCGGAGTGCGGGTACCTGAGTCTGCGCATCATGCAGGAGATGGACGCGCGGGTGTTCTCCACCGACGATGGCACCGAGTTTTATCTCAAGCAATTGCCTGACGATTTCCAGGTACAGGTGGACAGCCACAGTGCGAGTCCTGCGTTTGCCGAGGACAATCGTCAGCTTGCCATAGCCCTGGCGAGAGCAGGGGCCATTGATGCCGAGGACCTAATCCACCTCCTCCATCCGCCCGGAGCGGAGTTGTTGCTGCAGCGCCTAAGAGAACGCGAGAAAGCCCAGGCCGCTGCGGCCCAGCAAGAGAAGCAGGAAGACATGATGAAGGGGATTCTCGGAATCCACACTGGCGGAAAGTCCAGTTCCGGGGGTGGACGAGGTCGCAAGTAGAGGTATAGGTTTGCCCAATGGCCAATATTATGGACGCGCAGGAGCCTGATGACCA